TTTTCCATCCGTCCGGCGCATAAGCCATAATCAGGTTCAGCCCGTTCGCGGTCGGCTTGTCGGCATAGACCTCGATTTCCTTGATGCTGATGTCACCGACCGTGCTGCCGCTTTCGTCTGCGTCCGTCCTGATGCGCATCCAGTACCAGTTGCCAGCGGCCGCGGTCGGCTGGCAGCGCGCCCAGTCCGTCGGCCTGCTCCACGTCATAGTTCCGTCCTGTGCCAGAATGTTGGTATCAACTTTCGTGCCATCCACCAGGTCCGGCAGGTTCGTCCAACCCGTGCTGGCGCTGTAATACTGGTACTGTTCATTGTCGCCGTATAGCTCGCCGTTGGTGCTTTGGAAGGTAAACTTTGCAGCCATAAACGGCATCATATAGCCGATATACAGCCACCAGTGGTCGCCCAGCTTGAACGTCGGGCTTGTATAGGTGGAAGGTGTTCCGTCATAGGCTTCAGGCAGGTCGCGTTCAGCGCTGATTCCCGTGCTGTCTATCCAGCGTACTGCGCCATTAGCGCCGATATAGGTCCATTCCTGCTCCAGCACATTCAGCCCGACAATCACGCGGTCAGACAGGTCGCCTATCCTGTCACGTCCCGTGATAATCAGGTTCGTTGCCTCACGCTGGAACTCCGGCTCAATGCCCTGTATAGCACCGCTGGAGAGCATCTGCTCCGCCGTGCCGCCAGTGACCGCGTATACGTCCGCGCGGTATCCCTCTGCCAGCAGCGCGACGTATTCGCTCGTTGCGCGTGTGCTAAAATCGTATTCTCCTGCTCCGTCCAGCACGCGGTTATAGTGCCAGTTCTCTATCCACGTTACCGTGCCGGCTTCATCGCCGGCAGCGTCATAAATGTGAGCGTGCAGGTTGCTAACCCGCTGTGTGGTCATATCGCCCCCAGCCGCTTGAGTTCCAGCACCACGCCGTGCGCGTTGGTGGTGTTGATGACGATGTTATTTCCGCCGGAGCCGCGATAATTTTCAAGCTTAAAATCAGGATATCCTGGTGGTGCCGAAGGCAGTTCGTGTCTTGGGAACGGGGACCCACCTCGCGGCGCGTTTGATTCCTGCTTTGGCGCTACACCTGCCATCCAGGCGTCCAGTTTAGCCTTCAGTTTGGCGGATAGCGCTGTCCATAAAGCCTCGCCAATCGATTCGCCAAGTTTTGTGCCAAACGCAATAACCGTATCCCCAAGCGTTGCGTTCGGGTCAATGCTTAGTGCCTCTGCCAGCCGCTTCCACATTTCGCCGATGAACTTGTTCATAAAATCACCGGCCATTGAGCGTCCAAGATTCTGTATCAGTGTCCATAGGTTGGCCGGCGGCTGGGATATTTGCATTGTAAGCGGGTCAATGAACAGCCCATTACCAATATTGACAAGACTATCTTTTATCTTAAAGGTCTGCTCTTCCAGCACGGATAGGTCCGCAACCGCATTCTTGAGTTCATTAGATACGCCACCGCCCCCCGCCTTTGCAGCGGCTTCCTGCTCGCGCTGCAGCTGCTTCTCCAGGTTTATCTTTTGTGTCTGGAGCTGATACCATTCAAGCGAACCCTCTGCATATTTCTTGGATTCATCATCTAGCAGTTTAATGCGGCCCGCCGTGTCGGTTTGCGCCATTTGCCACGCCAGTCTGGCAGCATCCAGCGCCTTTTGCGCAGCGTCTGATTGTATGCTGGCTTGCGCCTTGATTGCCTCGGTCTGCATCCGGACCGCCTGCGTCTGCTGCTCTGTTGCGCGCCTCAATTGCGCCTGTGCTTCTGCCTCAGCACGTAGTCTGGATGATGCCGCGGTATGTCTATCTTTTGCCTGTTTCTCGGCTGCTTTTGCCTTGTCTAGCTTTTCCTTGGCGGTCTTTATTTCATCCTCTGAACCGCTCTTGGATATCTCGTCATATTCTTTTTGCGCGTCAGCAACGCCCTGGGTTGCCTTTCGTAGTTCGGAGTATGAGTCGATATACTCCGCCATTGCTGCGCCTGTATTTTTGCCATATCTTCCAAGCAGCCCCTTGCGCTGCTCATCCGTAAATGTGCCGCCTGCATCGATCCCTTTTAGAATTGGTTCAAGCGTAGTCTTGGCCCAATCCTGCAGGATAAGCGACCCGCCTGGTGTTGCGCTTTGCCAACCGTCCAGGTACGACGCCATCGCCGCCGCGCCCCACTTAGTAAGGTTAGGGAGCAGTTTCGGTGGGCTGTGCGCCTGCAGCATATTCGTGAAATAGTTGCCTATCTGGTTTAATGCGCTAACGACAGCGCTAGACCCGGCAATACCGTTAGCCAGCGACTGCACAAAGGCTGCGCCCCAGTAGAAAAAGTCGGCCATCAGGCCGAGTGCCCATATACGTATATTATTCGAGATATTTTCCAATTGTGGAGTAACGGAGTCACCTGCAGCCCCTAACATCGTGGCAATACTGGAAGTCAGGGGCAACAACGCCGTTCCTACCGTCTCTTTCATATTGCCCCAAACCACGCGCAACCGCTCAGCTGCTCCGGTCTGTGTGTTGATATATTCCAGCGCATACCCGCCGTACCTGCGTTGCGCTTCAGCAAGTGTCTGCGTTGCGGTGGTGTTTTCCGATAGCATTCCTAGTTGACGCTGTAGCCGCATGTCATTACCCATTACGGCGCGCCCCAACATATCTGCTGAATCCACCAGCCGCATGTTTTCAGCCCTGGCCATGTCCATAGCAAGCGGCATCAATTTAAGGGCAGTATTGTAGTCTTTTGTGATATCAGTCAGCTTGGCAATGGCTGCAGATGCGTCCTCATCGTCGAACCCGGTCATGGCAACAGTGGCTTGCAGAAACCTGTCAATCCCATATTGGGCGTCCTGGAAGCTTACGCCAGTATTTTCAACTGCGCGGCGCAGGTTGAGCAGCGCAACCTCTGATTCTGAAGCCGCGTCTACGATTGATTTACCAAATTTCCATATCTCTCGAACGGCAAGGGCGGTTATAATCTGCTGCCCCAGCCGTTTAACAGTATCACCAAATCCTTCAGTTTCGTTTCTGGCTTGCTGCAGTCCCTCTTTCAACCCAGACGCATTCAGCCCGAGCTTGACGAATACGGATGCTATTTCATTTGCCACGCGGTCTCTCCCTTGCCTTTTCGCGCGCGGTTAGCACTTCGTTGCGCTCAATAACGTCACGCACATCAAGGCCGTCTACATATTCCAGCGTCCACCCGGTCTGCTCCACGATATCCCAGCGCAGCAGTTCCCACGGTGCGGGCTCGTTGAACTTGAGCGCCAGATAGACGGCCTTGCCTAGTTTTTTGGTGCAGCAAGTCGGCTATTAAGCCATTTAACGAGCTCGTTCGTAAGCGGGACAAACTCGTTAACTAGGTCCAATTCGGCAAAACTGGCTGCATCGTGTGGGTCCCCGCAAAATTCCCAGTTATCTACAGCCAATACAGCCAGAGACGCCACATCATCAAAGGTTAGGTCTTCCCATGCCTTTCGCAATATGCCGTCTCTGGCAATGATGATGTTCCACCCAACTTTGGCCGGTATCTTATCGCGCAGCGTCACCCGCTTGCCGTTTATCGTGATATCCATATTGCCCCCTCATTATCCCTACGCTTACCACACACCCTCTGTGACTGTCCCTGAAGCCTGGAACCCGACCGATAGTTTCACGCCGTTGTCAAACGGGATATCTAGGTCGCGGCTTTTTACTATCACACGGTCCCATGTCAATTTCATCTTGCCGGTAGCAGTTCCGGCAGGCGATACAATCAGCGTACCAGCCGCGCCCTCGACTACCTTGTCCCAGACGGTATCCGTTGAACCGTCAAAGTAGGCCTCAAGGCTCATGGTTGCGTCTTTGACGCCGGCGATATAGTACCGCGACGCCTCATCCGCTGCGGTTACGTCTATCAGGTCTGCGAAGCTGCTAATCGTGAATGATGTAAAATCCGGGCGAATGTCGGTGCCCTGAAACGAAACCGCGACATCCTTGCCAATTATCCTGTTTTCTGCTGCCATTCTATTCTCCTAATCCTGTATGCGAACGCGGTATAATCCGCCCTCATGCCAAAGCACCTTGCCCCCTGGTATCTGCTCTACATAGCTGATGTCGCTTTCGCGCCTTACACAATATTCGTTCCATCCAGTAATCGTCAACGTGCTGTCAAATAACAGGGTATCTATGGCATTGTCTATCTGTTCGGCCTCCTTTTTACTTCTATCCGAGATGCCCGTTACCTGGTATGTCAGTGTCCTGCATCGACGCGGAGAGTCGTTATCATCCGAACCGCTTGACTTGGTGAATATCACCAGTGGATAGGTCACCGCCGTGCCCTGCGGCCCCAGCGCGTTGTAAATAGCCGTGCCGCCCAGCAGCTCCGTAAGCGCCGTGCCGGCTGCCAGTTTGGCATACAGTGCTTCCTCAAGTACCAGCATTTAGACTTCCTCCGGGTCGAGTACCTGGATGCTGTTCAACAATGCCCCAGTATCCACAAGGTCACTGGTCGTGCCGTTGCCCTTGTCTTTGATGGCGTTGATTTCCTTTTTAGCCTGGTTCGCAACTTCCATAGCGACCTTATCCACCACGGCGTCCAGTTTGTCTATATCGCCACGGTCTATAGCCGCCTTCATCGCCTCATTCAGCGGCTTACGCCACATCTCCAGCGCCGGCGCAAGGAATGGATGCTGCAGGAATGCGCCGCTCTGCGTGGTATGCCCCAGCTCCCAGTAGACGCCATAATGCACGCCGTCGGAAACAATCTTGACGTGCTCGCCCTTCAGGTTGCGCAGGATTTCATCGAGCCTGGTCGTGTTGGTAACAATCTCCACACTGCCGCTGGAGCTGCTCTTTTTACCCATTCGCCGTCTCCACCGCTACGCGCGTCAGCATCCGCTCGCTGTCATTGACGTTGGTGCCTTTGATGTTGTATTTGATATTGTTATATACGATGATATCCGTCAGGTTCAGCGTCACCGTTCCGTTCATGCTAAACACACCCACGCCACCAACCTGCGGCTTGGCACCGACCAGCGCCTCCCAGCCTGCTGCTCCCGCTGCGTACCGGCAGGGTATATTGGACCGCACAGCCGTTCCGCTCGGTGCCAGCCCGCCGATACTGTCTACAGCGCGCGTTATCGTCCAGATGTTGCACGTATCCGGCAGTGTCTCAGCCGCGTGCTGGCGCATATCCTCAAGTTCTTTATCACTCAAGTACGCCATACTTGAACGCCTTTGCTATCACTGGCCGCGCCCTGCGCGCGTATAACTCAGCCATCCTCTCGCAATGCTCAAACCACTGCGTCCTGCTCAGCGTATGTCCATCCAGCCCTACGTTATAGTAGCTGGACACTTTCGCAGCGCGCTCCGTCCATAATTCAGATGCAGCCCCATTCAGGTCATAGCTCCACCCCGAGACATACAGCGCCGTGCCGGCCTGATCCTCACCCATCGTGATAATGCCCCGCGCATAGTCTGCGGTATATTCGGCTGTCCCGCGCTGATTGCCGGCTCCGTCCTCTATCTGAAAGTAGGCCGTGCCTTCCTCATAGTTCTGATACGCGCTCTGAAAAATCTTGTACTCGGATGTACCGGCCGACGTATAAACCTGACCAACAGTCAACAACTCGCGGTAAACGCGCACCTTGTGCAAGTCCAGCGTTTCCTCGAGCTGGTCGTCAGTCCATACACTGGGCGACCCGCCATCGTCAACGGCGCGGCGCAATCGCGCTATCAGGTTTGCCATCCCGTCTCTAGCCATTCAGCACCGCCTCATCTGCCAGCAATACAGGAAGCGACACTTCCTCCCCTAAAACCGCACAAATCCTAAGAAAATCACGGAACGTTATGCCAGAATAAATCAGTATCTGGCTCCTGGTAGACAACCTATTACATGGGTCAGTAGACAACCATGGGTGATGACATTGGGGTGAGTTATAATCCTGCGCCGAATAATGGCTTTTATAATCTGGTACCAGCACGCCGCTTATAGTGACTCTAAAACTCTGGAACTTGCAATATGGCGCGCCAGCATTACAATATGCGGGGGCATCTTCCCAGTCATCTCCGTATATTTCGTACGGGTTGTCTTTTGAGAAGTAGACATAGTGATCTTTTACCAGGCATAGTTTCCAATCAAGCGGATATTGTCCCTTAATTTCTATCAACTCATTCATTCAGCACCGCCTTGTATAACCGCTCGTACCTCTCCGCTACCACGTCGATGTTTGCGCGTCTCACCGCCCACTCGCGCGCCGCCCAGCCAAGCCGCTGCTGCTCGGCCGGCTCGTCTATCAGCCGGCGCAGTTTGCCCGCTAAATCATCCACGTTGCGGTTCTCGAATAGAATACCGTTTACCCCGTCTGTAATCTGCGCTCTTGGCCCAGTGACGTTGGACGCGATACAGGCTAATCCGCTTGCCATCGCCTCTGTCAGGCATAGACCCCAGGTCTCCTCATAGGTTGATGGAAATACGTGAATGCTGGCCGTCTGTAACTTGTCGCGCACCTGTTCCCTTGTGACATGCGTTACAACCTCGACATCGCAGCCAGCCAGCTCTGCCGCCTGTTTCAGAATATGAAATCCTTTCGTCGGATACTCCGGCCACGCACTGGTCGCTATCACCTTACCCCACACGCGCTTTTGCGGGTCAGGTTTAAAGTACTCCGTGTCTATCCCGCATCCTATCACCGCCGACACATTCAGCCCGTTGCGCCGGTATATTTCCGCCGTGTTGCGGTTTAGTGCCACCACGAAGGAGCGATTGACCGTTTCCAGGAACTGCGCCGGAGAACGGCCTGATTCGCATTTCCCATCACAGATACCATCCACCGCCGCGCAGCTCTCGCGCTGCCTGTTTTTGAGCAGCATCCGCCCGCCGCAGAACGGCCAGTAGTCCATCAGCACGAGTACGTGCGGTATCCTGTGCCTCTGCAGATACCATATCGGCTGCATACCGAAACGGTTATGCACCGTGTGGCANNCTGCCAGCGGCGCATCGCCAAACCACCACGATACCTCATGCCCGCGCCTCTGCAGCCCAAGCGTTACATCGCGCAACAGGCTTTCAGCGCCGCCCCCCTTGCCGGGCTCGCGGCGGTCCTCTGACAGGATTAGCACCCTCATTGCGGCCACCTCAGATAGCGCGCATACCACCGGCAGGTATCCGTAAGCATCAGGTGCTTATCCGTTTGCGGCTGCCAGCCAAGCCGCCGCAACTTCGAGCTGTCAAGCGCCTGCGCGGGTATCTCCCCGCACTGTAATGGCTCTACTATCACCGGCTCCGGCGAATGAAATACATTGGCGATGATACAGGCGATGTTGCTGGCCGTACTAACCCACCCGCTGCCGATATTGTAGGCCTCGCCGCGCCGGCCCATTTGCGCCAACAGCAGGTACGCGCTGCAAGCATCTTTCACATATACCCATTCGCGCTGGCAGCTGTTTCCGGCCCCGTATATCTGCGGCGGGTAGCCGTGATATGCCAGCCGGATACTGTTAGGCACCAGTCTGGACCAGTTCAGGTCGCCAGGCCCGAACAGGTTGCCGCAGCGCGTTACCACCGTGTTGATTTTGTCGGCATACGAGCGGGCGATGATGTCCGCGCAGGCCTTGCTGACCTCGTAAACGCCCCCTGGCCTTAACTCGCTGCCCTCTGAATACGGGTCACCGCCGTTGTCGCCATAGGCTTTGTCGCTGCTGGCAACCACCACGGCATCGATTCCTGTTGCGCGCGAGCAGGCTTCAAGCACATTCACTGTGCCCATAATGTTGGTGTTGAAGCACCTGCGCGGGTTAGCCGCCGCTACCCTGACGATGCTGACTGCCGCCAGATGAAAGACCCACTGCGCCTCGGTTGCGTTGATTACGCGTTCGACAAACTCAAGGTCGGTTATATCGCCGTACTCGACCCGGCACTTGACGCCAAGAGCGTCCAGACTGGTATATCCCTTGCGGTTCAGCGCCGTGCCGGTCACCTCGTGCCTTTCTTCCAGCAGCAGCTTGACCAAATTTGCTCCCAGAAAACCATCAGCCCCCGTGACTAGACACCTCATTGAGCCCCCTCATAAGGTCTTACGTTGGTCTGCCACACATCGCCGTCAGGATGCTTACCGAGCAACTGGTAGTAACTCTCGCAGTACAGCAGGCACGGCTTTGGCACACGCGCCATGTCCAGCAACCCGTCACCATCCAGCCAATTGCCAAGCCGCGTATCCTGCCAGCGCTCACTCCATAGCGCCCCCAGACAAGGCCATGCCTGCCCGTCAGGCGCAACCACAAAGCCGCTTCTGCCCGCATCGCATTCCAGCGGGACCGCCTGCTTCAGCGCTTCCGGGCGCATATCCTCATAGGGCGATTCAGCTACATGGCCGCCCTGACGCCTTACCCACCCGGCGAGGGCCGACGCCCGCCGCAGTTCGTCCTCATACAGCACAATGCTGGCGAATACCGGATAGCCAGCCTGCTTGAACGTGCTGAACGCCGCCTTGAAGCGCCCCTCATAATCCTCAAGCCCGCAGTCGGTATGGATGCTCATGTTGATGCTGCCAAGGTTAGGCAGCCGCGTATCGCATAGCCGCTTGACGCCCGGAAACCACATGCCATTCGTGCTCAGGCCGAAATTGGTATGCTGGCAGCCGGCGATAATGTCGACAAGCCCCCTATAGAGCAGCGGCTCACCGCCTGCAATATCAACAAACAATGGTTCGCGGTTGATTGCCGCTATCCAGTCAGCGGCCGGGCGCTCTGCCGCGCCAATCAACCCTTCCCGCGCGCGTACTGTGTAATCCATCCAGCAATAGCGGCAATGGTTTTGGCAGCGCCAGGTTGGGCATATCAGGATGTGTCTCATTGGCATACCCTCAGCCGCCCCTGCCAGTAGGCTATCTCGCGCTCCGTCAGCCACGGCGTGCACGCATATACCTGATTCATCTGCGCCCCTGCGTCGGGCGGCTCAACCAGCCACCCCTCGCTCCTGGCTTTCTCATACAGTGGCGTGCCCCTGACTGGCGTGCACACGGTGACCTGCCTGTACTGCACCAGCCCCTCGCGGGCCGCCTCAATCAGCCGCGCTTCGGTATATTGTAATTCCGCCTTTGTTTCAGTGTAATTGCCGACCATCAAAAACAGCCAGTTCGCTATCCCGGCCTTACGCGCGGCGCGCAGCGTCGCCCAAATGTCCGCCTCGGTCGTCCCCTTGCGCATCGCGTCCAGCACCGGCTGGCAAAAGCTCTCCACGCCCCACATCATCACGCGGCACCCCGCGTCATACATCGCCTTATACAATTCAGGCGGCGTCTTCTCATTGCACCGCCCCTGCGCCTTCCACACCAGACCGAGCGGCGCTATCTCGCGGCACACTTCTGCCAGCCACGCGGACTGTTCGCTGTTCAGCCCAACCAGTTCATCATCATAGACGAACACCGCGCGGCAACCCTGCTCCTTCAGCGCCGCCATGTCGTGGTATATATTCACCACCGGAGCATAGCGGATGCGCGTATGCCCGAATACCGGATTTCCGCAGAACGTGCAGTTATGCGGGCAGCCCCTGCTCCACATCGCTATCCCTTCCGGGCTGGCGATATGCGGTTCGTTGCCCCGGTAGTTGCGCGGCCTGGGCGTGTGATGCTCCCAGTCTGGCGCGGGTATCAGCGGCATATCCTCACGCTTGCCAGTTACCACACCGCTCGGCTGTTGTTTTACAATCTCCGCAATATTGCCCTCGCATTCGCCCACTACAGCACAGTCAGCGCCCCACTCGATAGGTTCAGCAGCAGCGATGCTCATGTGCGGGCCGCCCACGATGATGTATCCGTAGTATCCCTTAGAGCGCGCCGCTTTGATGCAGTCCATCACTCCACGCCTGTTATGCGTCAGGCAGGTAAAACCGATGACGTCCGGCCAGTTTCCGCGTTGATTTTCAATCGCCCTTCCGAATGCATCAGGCGTCACCCCCAGCGCTTCAAGGTCGGTAACACTCGCTTCGTGCCCTGCCTCGCGCAACACGGCGGAGAGTATCGGCAGCCCAAGCGGCGGATTCATCCTGTACTGTAAACCGTTAAAGTAAAACTGCGGCGGGTTGAACAGTTGAATTATCACGCTGCGTTATCCTCGAAGACCAGACCCTTTACAGCAAACTCTTTCGGCTTCAGGTCTTCCTCAATCTGCGCCAGCGCCGGCTTCCAGAAATTGCGCGCTACCGTATCGGCGTCATACATAATCGCGCCGTTTAACGCCTTGCGCCGCAGCTTCTCGTTATCCTTATTCTTATAGGCTTCACGCAATGCCTCCGCGATGCTGTTGATGGACGGTATCCACTGTGCGGCCAGCAGTGGCGTCATTTTCGGCTGACCAGTAACGGTCCATCCACCGAAGCACAGCTCCGGCATGCTCGTCCAATTGCCAACTATCACGGGACAGCCACAGGCCTGCGCTTCGACAATCGGAACGCCGAACCCCTCGCCCATGCTGGGAGACACCAGTACATCAGCCGCCTGATACAGCCGCGCCAGCCATTCCTGCGGATAACCCATGAGCAGCCTGTACGGGTCGGCAAATCGTAGGTTGTCCTGCGGGATCCCGTGCGCCTTTGCCAGCCCTTCAAGGTTCTCCCCTTGATTTTCTGTGCCTGGATTGCTATGGCAGTACAGCAGCGCATTGTCATGCTCTTTGACGAATGCAGTCCAGGCGGCGAATACCTCATTGAATGACTTGCGGCTAGGCTGCCCCTTGTTGGCCGCTACCATGACTGCCAGGAACTCATATTTCGATAATCCCAGCTTTTCGCGCGCTTCCGCCTTGTTGCCGGGCTTAAAAATGGATGTCTCTATCCCGTGCGGAACATACAGCGGGTCCAGCCCGGCCTCGCGCAGCTTCTCCTCTCCAAACTTGCTGAAGGCTATTGGTCGATAGGCCGCTTGCAGCACCTGCTTCACAGCCGGCGGGCACGGGTCGTGGTCGACAGGCAGCCATGGGCACCATTTGAACTGCTGCATAACGCTGGGATTGAACACCCAGGTATCGTACAGCGTAATGACGATATCGGCCTTTGAGTTTGCAGCATGTGCCCCGATAATATCCACGCCGTGCGCGTTGAACCCGCGCCCCCAGATAACGGTCTCTTCGTTGTTGCAGCCGAAACCAATCGGCATACCCTCATGGCCGTAATTGCAGGCAATCGCGGCTACCTTGTGCCCCAGTTTCTGGATGCGCCACCACGCCTGCGCGGTTTGCATCCCATAACCCGTCTGCGACCACGGCGCGTTGCTGAACCAAAGTATCCTCAATGTCATTGCCCCCATTGCCCCCTTTCTATATCATCTGTTGCCCCTCACATCGCGGCTGGCAGGGTGGGGGCGTACCTTTTCGGCTTGCGAAGTCGCCGCAAGCCTAGCCAGCCGCGTTCGTGGTTTACGCCGAAGCGCCTTCCACGTAGTTTACGCTGACGGTCAGGTTCAACGGTGCAATGTTGCCTGTCTCGTCATATTTCAGCGCGAGATAGTGCCCGCCCGTGAACGTGCCCTCCGAGATGGTGAACGACTTTGGCACCTGAGTCGTCCAGGTAACGGTCGTTCCGCCCAGTACGGCTGACACCGTGCCAGAGTTCACAGTACCTGCCGTGCCATAATCCAGCAGGGTCAGCGCAATACCGGTTCCGTCGCCGGCGGTGACGGTGGTGTCAATCACCGCCCACGCCTCCAGGATTTCGACGTGCGCCAGCCTGTCCGAGATTTTAGCGAGCAGAAATACGTTGTCTTCCGTCGGGTCGGCAAAGTTGACGGTGATGGTCTTTACGTTGCTATATCCGAACATTGTTCATTACCTCCTATCACCCGCCGGCCGCGGCATCGCTGATGACCTGTACGCCAAACGCAGGCCGCCAGACACCGTGCGCATATAGAGCGGTCATGTTCAACTCCCATGCACGTTTACTGGCATCACGTTCAGGCTCCAGCCTGAGGTCGCGCCGGATATCGAGCGCAAGCGCATTCGGGTTGAAAAATGCCCCGTATGCGTCATTGCCGCTCTTGTACACATTGCCGCTCACGAACACATCCACACCTGCAACGGTTCCGACATACCACTGGCGCATGACTGCATCCTGGAATTGCGGCGCATTGGTGACGGTTGAAGCCACCGCGGCCGCAACGCCAAGGTCATGCCACTGCCACGGGTCAAGCACGCAGTACCAGGGTTTCGGGATTGCGAGGTCGCGCATATACGACACGCCGGCAAAGAAGTATGCCCAGGTCATAGTCGAGCCGCTCGCGCCGACGGTGCCGCCGGTCAGGCTGGCAAAGTCCTGCAGGAGCGCCTGGTCGATTTGTGTGGCAAACGCCTGCCCCATTTCGAGAGCAGCATCCTGACGCGCATTCTGCGGGTCGGTTGCCAGGCGGCGGTCGGTTAGCAACACCTGCGAGATATACTCGGCGGGCGTCAGCGTCGACAGGTTCGTCTTGCCGAACACGGTCGGAGCGCTGAAATCATCCGTTTCGCCAACCGCAACCGGCGTTACGGAAGGATAGGTGCTTAGCGACCGTGTCTGGTCGCCAGCCTGGTCGTTGAATACACGTACGAGCCGCGTCATGAGGTTTTGTTCGCGGGCTACAAAGACCGCGTCCTCATACAGGGCCGTAATGTATTGGCTGTTGAGAGAGCTGATATCGGAAA